TTTTTGATTTACTAATTTTATTCTACCATCTATTTCTACAAATTTTTCTTTACTTGTTTTCATTTTATTTTCTTTTTCTTTTTACTGCTCTTCTTACCAAATCTTTATCATAACTGCTAGTCCTACCTCTACGAATTAATTTATTGACCCTCGCAAAAGACCACGACTGCATACTCATACCTCTACGACTTCCGCTGGAAAGAAACGCCCCTTGCCCCCTCCTATACGAGGCTTTTAAATCAGAAAAAGTAAATAATTTTGATTTCTTTGCTTTTGCTTTTAGTGTGCTTACAACAGAAGCAGATAAAGGTTTTCTAAATTTTTTTGCCATTACCTTGATCTCCTTTTTAATAAATCTCTTGGAATAAAACCACCTGATCTATAAAGCGAAGAAACAGATTTTATAAGATTTGCTCTAGCTGATCTTTTGCTACCTTTTAAACCTGAAAGGTATTTTTTAGGCAATCCACTATCTTTATCTTTTGGTACTTTTCTTCTTTTTCTTTTTTTTGACATTTCTTCTTTTCTTTCTCATTGGAAATTTGTTTATCATTTCTTTTAAAGTAGTTGATGTTGTAAATCCACTCATTTACCAACTCTCCTCATAGCGATTGTATGTGCTTGTGAAAAAGTTCTTTTTCTACCACTTGTACCACTCATCAATCTTGCCATTGATCTCATGTGTTTTAAAGTATGATGACGAGCATGAGATCGCATGGTCTTTTGTTGTCTTGGTGTAAGGTCTTTTATTATATTCTTTATAGACGCAACCTTAACCATTATCTTTTTCTTCTATTCATTTTAGGTTTCTTAGCTTTTTTCTTTTTCTTCTTCATTCCGCCATGAGAACCTTTTCCTGTATGATAAGGCATATTATTTTCTCCTTTTTGGTTTTTTAGTTTGTTTTTGTTTCTTCAATATAGCTTTTTGTAAAGCCATTGGTAGTTTCTTTTGTTTTTTTGTTAGCATTGTTTCTCCTTTTATAAATCAGTTGCTTTTCCTATTATTGGTTTATACTTTGTTTTACCATCTTCTCTAAATGCTCTCAATAATTGTTTTCTTGGATTTTCAGGAACCCAACTACAATGAATCCAACCACTATTAGGTTCACCAATTTCAAAAAATTCAAGTATCATTTGATCCCAATCTAAGTTTTTTTGAATCCAATCAAAAACTTCTGCGTTGCTTGTACCCATAACTTCAAAGTCAACCGCCTCAGCTTTTGAATGTTGCGAATTTAAACTGCTACCAATTTTTACACATAACTCAGGGCTACGAAAACAACTTGTTACAGTTACTCTACCAAAATGATCTCGGACAGGCTGAAGTATGTTTTCACAAAGTAATTTTAATTTTTCTATTTGATCTGCATTAGGATTATTGTCTATGCCAAGCCTGATTGCTGTGTCTGATTTAATTAACTCTGACAAGGAAAAATTTCGTGTAAGTTTCATAATTAGTTCCTACTCTGCGTTTGTGGGTACACCATTAGAATTTGTAAATGGGGATTCTGCAAAAGCCATAAAGATATAGTTATATCCACTATAATTAAATCCACCATCTGAACCTCTCATTTTTATACCATTACTTACAAAATCTATATTCCAATCTGTAGATGTAAATTCAGCACCACTATCAGTCTGTAAAATCTCATTTAAAGGATTTCCTGTTGATGATCTTTTTGAATCCCATATATTCCAACCCTCTGCCGCATTAGACGACTTGCACAAAAACCATCTTGGTTTAAATCCTGTGTAAATAAATACTCCATCAGCATTTGAATTTCCTGAGTAGCTTCCGAACTTGCTGTAGCCTTTTTTCTCTGCGAAGCAGTAAGCTATTAGAGTTGCTGAAGATTTACTAACTGCATCTTTAGTACCTATTGTAAAGACAGAAGATGTTGGTTCTGTATCATTAAATCTATTACTATTTGTCGTTGAAGAGTTAGAATTAGAAAATTCTATAAATTTAGTTGCACCAAGACTTTTGTGATAAACTTGCCAATGTTCATTAAAACTTGTTCCTTTAATAAGAATCCAAGCTGGT